ATCAGAATTAAAATTCCTGTCAACAATTGGAGCACCTGCAGGACTTGTTGCAACATAAGATTCTTCATCGCCCCAAAATCCACCAGGTCCTGCATTATTGCCTGATTTAGTAACTGTTTGAACTCCTTCTAAATCAATTGTACGCTGTGTCCCATCTACATAATTGTAACTTATAGAGCCATCTGGATTTTCTACTTTGGATGTTAAATTTACAGTAGGATTTTTGGGATCGTATCCGCCTGTTCCACTCCAAGTGCTGGTTAAATTTCTTATACTTCTTGTTGCTGAATCAAATACCTGACCTATTGCGCCAACTCCAGTGTTTACAATAGGCTGTAATAAATTATTTGTAGCTCTATAAATACCGGCGGTTGCTCCTGCACTTATTCCTCCAGCCACTATTTGCCCCAAGAATGATTTACCTAATCCTGTTTTAGCTAAAGTCTCATATACTTTCTTTCCAGCTACAACACCACCAACTGCACCCAATGTCTGGGAAATACCATTACTGATTACTGCAGTTGTTCCACCTACTGCTGTAACTACGCCTGTATTTGGATTAGTGATAAATCTAGTCCCAGTTTCAACATTGACATTTAATGATCTCATAGCATTTGCATTTATTTGATCTAATTGTTGTGGAGTATAAGCTTGTGACCCTGCAGGAATTGTGTATAGAACATTATTGTTGTTATCAAAAGCTACACTACTTCCATCTGCATAACTTCTTAAAGTAACTGGATAGCCAGACTGTCCATTAAAAATTTCTGGGGGTTTTGCTAAATTCTGATTCACATTGCCTGGATTAAAACCATTAGATGTTAAACTAAATGTACTAGGAACAAAAGTACCATTTTGTAAAGTTAAAACTTGGTTGGACCCAACATTGGGCTGTCCAGTCTGTGCATTAAATGGTATTCCAAATATACCTGCACCCAATTGTCCAACTGTAGGGCCAAAAGGTGAATTTTGCACTGTATCTGTTTGTAATCCCCGTTCTACGCCAGCTTGTGCTTGTGATATAGCTGCTCCACCAACACTAATCGCTGCCCCAGTTGCTAAAGTAGTAGTTGCTCCTCCCACTGTTGTTTGTACTGAGTTAGGATACGGACTATTACCAATGCTTGGATTTGTTCCTACTACACTTGATCCACCAACACCAAAACCAGGAGTGCCACCTGCAGTTGGAAATATTTGCCCAGTCAAACTGCCATTTAATGCACCATTTATAGCACTAGCACCAAATTGTCCAATTGTTAATTGTGCTGCTGATCTAAAATCTACATTTTTAATATTTTTGTATAAATTATATGCACCAAGTATATCACTAAATAACCCTCTGCCACTTCCTTGCCCGTCTGGCCTTGCTAAATCTTGACTACCTGCTGTACCTATTGCACCAATTAATCCTGCTTCACTATAGATATTAGTTGTGCTGGTACTAATTGGACTAGGAGTAGTATCATAATGTAATATACTGAACCCATTTACATCAACAGGATTTACAGTACCTACTCTGTATTTTACTGTTTCATAAGCAATGGTCATTGAATTTACCATTGTTTCATTATTAGATGCAGAGTCATGTGTGCCATGACGCCATGCAGTTATAATAGGATTAATTAGTTTATATTCAGTAAATCGTTTATTGTGTAAACTAAAAATCTGAATGTCTCTAAGAAACGGTATTAATTGTCTATTAATTGGGGTAAACCCCCACTTAGATCTTAGTCTTGAATCATATTTATGTGGCACACCATATAATTCTGGATTATAATCACTGTCTCTATAGTAATAGGTGTAATAATCATTCCAAAATTTATTCACTACATCTGCTGCATCATCATGAAATGTAACACTAATTGGATCATAACTAATAGCATTTGTAACAATATTTTTTCTATTATAAGCATTATAAGTTTTATTACTAATAGAAAATTTAGGGAGATCTATTCTTTTTATCATTAACCCAGCTTCATATTGTTCAAATATACTTTGGCTGCTGATTGCATTAGCACTAGCACCCACCATACTTGTCAATCCAGCAGTGACACTTTGGTTTATATTCAGTACAACATAATATAAAAAGCTTTGTTTAGGAGCAAGGCGTAAATTATCTGCCACAAAAAGTCTAGTAGCATGTTGATATGGTTGTGTTTTTACATTTGAACCAATTGGTTTTAAATCTGCATTATATAGTGAGGCCATAAATTTATTTAGTCATAAAAAAAGCTCGCTGAGCGAGCTTTTAAGGTTTTTCTTATTACTTTAGCCAGTAATTGTTCTACCTCTTTCTCTTGGTACAGGAGTACCTACACCACCTGGGTTAGAAGTTTGTAATGCATTGTCAAACCTAATTTGACAAGTGATAGTCATTGGATCATTACTGCCATAATCAGCATCACCATAGTTCACTGTGGCCAAGAAGCAACCATATAATTCCCAAGTTTCTAAAACTACTGGTTCCACTGTACCATTCCCACCATCTAGCATTTCTAGTTTGCTTACAAACTTGTAATCAATACCTGAACTTGCGCTAGCTTGTTCTAAGAAATCGAATTGTTTTTGTAATTGTTCACCAACCAGTCTGCTTACATTACCACCAGCATCGTCTCTTAAGACAATTTGTATTGGTTCCCAAGTTGGTCTACCTGCTAGATAAATCATACTATTGTACACAGGTATAGTAACAGGGTTCATATTAACATTTGGTCTTGCAAAAGTAACTAATTGTTTTGTTAGTTCAGTTTTAGGATTAGTTACCCCAAAATTTAGAAAGGTTCCCCTATATCTAAACTTGAGTTTTGGCATAAGTATACCTTCAGTGCTGGCACTTTGGTTACCACCTAAGTATACTGTAAAGTTTTTTAATGAAGATTGTGCCATATTATTATGCTCCTGTTCCAACGGCCGCTGCCGATGCTAAATTACCACTTTGGATCTCGCCAGGATTCTTGAGCCTAATTGGAATATATATAAACTCAACATCCTTAGTTGGCTGAATTGCTACATCTACCCATAACTGATTCTGTGCTATACGAGTTGGTGTATTATTTGTTGTATCGCACACTACTAGATAATCAGTAACACCTCGTTTAGCAATTAGATCATTTAATATACTAGAAACAATAGCAATTACAGCATTTCTAGTAATAGGATCATTTGGTTCAAATAAGAACGGTCTAACTGCAATATTAAGTTGTGTTCTTAAATAATTTGTTAGTCTTGCAACATTAATTCTATCCAATGCACTTGGTGTAGCAGATAATGTCTTTTGACCATAAATTAATAAGCCAGTTCCTGGCAATACTGTTAATGGGTTAATTTTGTTTTCATACATGATGTCTCGTAAGCCTTGATTTATACCAACACTAATAAATCTACCACTTTGACCATCAATATAACCTATTGCACTCACATTGTCTATTAATCCTCTGCGAGTACCAGCAGGCGCTAACCAGGGATAACCAACTGTGTCATTCTTAATTAATGCTCTTAACACTACATGACTTGGGGGAACAACTACTGGTACTCCAGTAAATGGATCAGTAGTCTGGCCACTAGGATAATACACCCCAACATATGGACTTGTGGTATTTAGACCTTCTTCCCCAGTTGCAGTGGCGCCATTAGAATTAGTTGCCCAAGCCTGAATATCTGTACCTGTTGCAGCTAGTCTAAATGGAGTGTCACCCACTACAAATGCAGTATTATCTTTTTCCTCATTTAGTGCAACCATGTTTGGCATTAATTCTGGATATCCAGGGCAAGCAATAATATTAAAGAAGTTGTTATCTTCTCTAATTGCTTCACTGCTATCCATTGCACTCTTTAAGGCTGCAACTACCACTCCTCTTGGTGCTTTTCTACCAAAATTAGGAACAACACCACTAGCTTCATATCCGCTTACACTTACCCAACTTGATACAACAGTGGGTAATGATTCGCCAGGATAAGCTGCTGTTGTGAAGTAATTAGATCTATATTCTTTTACATTATATCCACTTGCTCTGGTATTAAACAACAACATACCTCTTGGATATAAGTCAGGATCTGGTGCATCTAAATCTACATAATCACTTTCTAACAATGATACAATTGTAGGAATATCATCTGTTATAGGATCTGTATCACCGTCAGTGGCCCAACGAGCATCAGCAAATAAAATGCCATTTATACTTGTATTGTCTGTATTATTGATCTGTATCCAAGTGTCTGTAGCGTTCACACTTTGATAACGATACATTTTTGGATAATTTTCTAGATCACTAGTGTCTAACCATAAATCACCATACTCTAATACAGTGCCATCTGATTGCTCAGTTGGTTCAACACTGCTAATAATTACCCCGTTGGGATCTGTTAAACTTAAATCATAACCACGGACATCATTAGTTAGTGTTTTATAGCCTACCCAAGCACTGCCGTTATTAATTAATACATCAACTCTGCTTGGAGTGTTATAATACCAACGAGTTCCATTTGCAGGACTTACAGTTGGTGCTGAACTATCAACATAATAATCTGTATCTTCGATTGGTGTCCAATTGCTAATTACAAACACATTGGCTGTACCAGTAGGATCTGCATGAATGTTTGTGCCAGATGTTGAAATACCAGCATTAGCAATATTAGAACCTTTACTAATTACAATGTCACCGCCAGCAGTGTGTTCAAAGAACAACTGTCCACTTGCATTAAGTCCTGCATTTATATAAGGTATACCTGCTGCTAATACAGGATTAATAATGCCTGATGCTGTATTTGCACTAACAGTTATTGTATAACTTTGTGTTGCTGCGCTAGTTAGTACAGGTCTTGTTGTAATTACAAAAGTATTACCAGTTTGATTGGTAAATGTAGGACTACTTGTTCCTGTACCCACTGTAGAATTAACACCAGATCTATACCATAACTGCATACCAGTTGTTGTATTGGCAAAAGTATCATACTGAGTAAACACTGTGCCAGTAGAGATGTTTTGACCACCATTGGTAGGATCTAAACCATATGTAGCTGTGAATACATTTGCATAATCGTTTACAGTTAGGCTTACAAAAGCTTCGGTAGTGCTGTTATAACGCTTCACAACAGTGGTTAATCCACTGTCCTGAATACTTGTTTTATGCCAGATAGAACCACTTGGTCTACCTGTATTTGCGGTAAGACTTGTTTGTCCAACATATGTTGGAACACTTGTATAAGGCCCAACATTTGCAGTAGGTCCTCTGAAAATTCCAGGAGTAAGACCAATATCGGCAATAACTGAATTTGCTGCAGTAGTCGCACCCCAGACATTTGCCCATCTAGTAGCATCTGTAGCACCAGTTGTAAATAATGCAAAATTACCAGTACTTAGAACATTAGCTCTAATATCTGTTGGAGTCGCAGTATTAATTGCACTTGCAATATCAGTTGCAGTTGTCATTGAGGTAGTAATGGAGACTGCTGTGCCGTTAATATAAATTGTTTGATTAGTGCCTATGTCAATTGTTGATGTTTTAGTACTAATAACAGTTGGCACATTGGTGACCCAATTACTGCTACCAATAAAGTTCCATTTATTATCCCAAGTCTTTTGCCAAATTCTGTATGGTGCTGTAACTGTTGTTACTGCATAAGAACCAATATTGCCAATATTGGCATTTGGAGCAAGACCAACAATGTCGTCACTACTATTAATAACTAACACTGATTTGTTTGTAAATGACTGTGTAGTAGCATTCCATTCATATACACCCCAGGTACTATCAACAGTATCTAACCAATATGTTCCATTGGTTGGGGGATCTGTTGGACGAGTAGTAGTACCACCTAAATCAGCTAAATCAACATTAGCTCTTTGGATATAAACTTGATTACTTACTGCTAGCAAACTATAGGCTGCTAGAAGACCATATTCATTTTGCTCGTCACCATTGATTGGTGCTCCTGACGCAGTTGTTTTAAATATTGGGTTACCAAAAGTTTGCACTAATTCTCTTTGACTAGTGATAGTATAGATTTTTGTAGCATTACTAGCTAGCGTACCAGCAGCATATGCTGTGCCACTGGGATTGTATTTGTTCTCTGCAGTAGCCAAAAGTATATATGCCACCGACCCAACTGCAGCTGGTGCATAGTTACTTTCATCTATTACAGTTACCTGTACGCCTGGACTTACAAGGTCAGCCATATCGTTTTCCTTTATTACATTTAAAGATATTTATCGGAAAACCCAAAAAAAACACCCCATATAGGAGTGTTTTAACAAATTATTTTTTATTTTATTATTTCCATTAATTGTCTATATAAATTACTTATATCTCTGTTATTATCTATAACCATATCGAAATCTGTATTAGCCCAACTGTATTCACTTGCATGAATCTTTGCTTGTTCTATAAAATCTTTAGACATTTCGTATAAAGGATGATAAGGCCCCGCCATAAAAATTTTAGCATATTTGAACCATTCAGGATCAGGCCCACGAATAATTCTACAAATCTTAGCTTGCAGTTTTTTAAAAACTGCAATTTCATTAGGAAATCTGCAATCAGTAATTATGATATTACCACCTTTATTAGTAATTTTCTTTTCTAAACTGGCAATCCATATGTCATCGTGAAAGTTTTTGCGTAAAACTTCCGTACCCCAATACTGTAATACCCATCTAGGAGTAACAGTCATATTCAATCTATTAGACCACCATGGGTCAACTTGCTCACGCCAATTACGACTTTCTGTTGTTCTACCTTCTAATAAATTTCTATCCCAACCAAATACAATAGAAACAATGTCTTTTAAATGGCCCGCAAAACTTTCCCTTTGAAAATTGTAATTTTCTACTAAAAAATCTGCGGCGGTATCTTTGCCACTGCCTATTAGGCCAACTAGTCCAACTATCATTGAAAATCCTTACTTAATTGAATTAACCTATAACAAAACTTAAAGGCTGTGAACCATCTGTGTAAAACTTTAAGTCATTTTCTAATTTTTCTAACTCAGCAACTGATTCCTGTATTAATGCAGTGCCATTTAATTGTGTCGCACCCTGTGGGCCTGCTACAGTAGCAAATTTACTTCTTGCCTGGCCCAACATACCTTTACACATAGCTAATGCATAATCCTGAATCCAAGGATAAACTTGTGG